GAAGCAGTATCGGAATACTCACAACAAATCAATCATTACAATACAAAGAATTGGATGTGGGAACATTATGGAAACACAGCAACTGGTTCTAATTTCAGTTCAACAGGTTCTCATCAAGCTGAAACACCAAATGGGGGAATGTCATTATTTACATTATCAGAACAATACGGACAAGCTGTTAATGTTGGTGGTAATGCTAATTTATACACAGGTTCAATAACACTAACATCATCTAAACAAGTTTATGATTTAACAAGTGATGCTACTTTGGAGTCAAGTATTGGTACGAATAGTAGATTAGAAGTTCAAAGAGTATTCAACGAAGGTCCTGCTGCTATATCTAAATTCTATGACCCATTTGCTGGTACTTATGATAACATTGAATTATTGGATTCATTTGGATTCGGTAATGTATCTCCAGCAGTATCTTATATATTAAGACCAATATCATATGATTTAGCTAGAGCAAATGCAATTGAGACAAATGATTTAGTTAGAAAATCTGCATATTCATTTGAATTAGTTAATAATAAAATAAGATTATTTCCAAACCCAGAATCAACTGATGATGGAAATAAAATATATTTTCACTATTATAAAAAAGATGAAAGAACAGATGTAACACAAGATTATACAGTTGCTAAAGTATCTGACCCATCAAATATACCATATAAATTTATTACCTATACAGAAATAAATTCAATGGGTAGGAATTGGATTCGTAAATACACATTAGCATTATCGAAAGAATTATTAGGTATCATCAGAAGTAAATATGCTTCATTACCACTTCCAAATGGTGAAGTATCTATGGATGGTGAAGCTTTGAAAGCTGAGGGTAGAGAAGAGAAAGCAAATTTATTAGAAGAATTAAATTTATTTTTAGAGGCTGTTGGTAAAAAGGAACAAGCAATTACAGAACAAGAAGTTGCAAATGCTCAACAAGAAGTATTGAATAAAGCACCATTAAAAATATACATAGGATAATTAAATGTCACAAACAAAACCATTTTTCATACCACAAAAAGAATTTGATTTAATTAATCAAATGAATGAAGAATTGATTGACGAAATAGTCGGACAATCGGTTGACATTTATAAAGTAAATGTTGAAAGAACAGAGGATAATCTTTATGGTGAATCAACGGCTAAATATTATGATATTGGATTTAGGGTTAATTGTTTGATTAATTATAATGAACCTGAAATCATACAAGACGAGTTTGGTGCTGATTTAAATTCTTCAATTGAAATGTTTTTCCAAAGAGAAAATCTATCAAGTGGTTCATTGAATTTCTATCCTGAGATTGGTGATATTGTGGATTGGAATGATTATTATTGGGAAATCAATGGTACAACAGAACCACAATTATTTGCAGGACATCCAAATTTTAAACATAACATTGTAGCGACAGCACATCGTTCAAGATTATCATCATTACAGATTGAAGAAAGACCAAGATAATGGCTGTACAACAAATCACACACAAAAAAATTACAAAGTTTGATGAAAATAATGGAAATTTTCAACCTACATCTAAACCTAAACAAGAGGTAAGTGGTAATGTACAAGAGGATGAAGATGTATATGGTGAAAGAAAACATACTTACACACCTGAACCAAATGGTAATTTACAAATGGAACAGATGATGGGTAAGTTGATGAATAAATTAGACAACTTTGATTCACCAAGTCAAACAGGTGTGAAAGCCATTGAAGTAGATATTAAAAAAGAAATTTCAATTGGTAAAGCTGATATGAGTAGTATTAAATCAGAGGAAGTAAAAGGTAAAGTGAATAATAAATTGGATAAACTTAAAAAATTGAGAAGACGAAATGGCCGTTAATAGAATTACAAATAAACAAACACTCAATAGAGAATCAGTCAATAGAGGTACACAAGTATCTACAAAAGACAACAGAGTTCGTGGTAATAGAGAACAATCAATAAATCCAGGTAAGGACTTTACAAAAAACTTTTCCGTAACATTAAAAGATATTGATACATCTGTAATGACACATATTAAAGATGTGATGAAACCAAGAATAAAAGAAGCTAATGAAGTGATTAAAGTTCCTGTTTATTATGGTAATGAGGAAAGATGGAGAAATTTTAGAAAAAGAGGAGTATTAAGAGATAAAAATAATTCATTAATACTTCCATTGATTATGTTTAGAAGAACTGATGTTTCTTTTGATGACGCGATGCCAATGTCATTTGACCATGATGTAAAAGGTGAATTTATAAAAGTCGCAAGAAGTAATAAATGGAGTAAAGATAATCAATACGATAGATTTTCGGTTCAAAGAGGTATTCAACCTGTTCAAGAGGTTATCTACACTGGAATGCCCGACCATGTGGTATGTAATTATTCAGTAGTAATGATGACTAATTATATTGAACAAATGAATATACTTAATGATTTATTCCTTGAACACATAGGAACATATTTCGGAAATTCAGAACAATACAAGTTTTTATCAACATTAGATGGTAGTTTAAGTGATGCGTCTGAAATGAATCAAGATGGTGAAAGACTCATAAAAACTGAATTTGGTTTATCAATAAAAGCGTATGTGATTCCAGAATTTACTGATAATATATTTGGGAAAACTGCTGAAACATCAAAAGAACTTACACCATCAAGAGTAGTATTTGGTTTTGAGGGTGACGCTACAGATGAACAAGTAGGAAAATAATTCACTTGTTTTCAAAATTTATATATACTTATATATAGACAATAAACAATTCACAAATGGAGGTTATAATGCCAGAAGAAGTAAAATTCACAGAAGAAGAACTTACACAAGTTCAAAACATACAAAAAAGTTATCAAAATGTTCAAATTCAATTCGGACAAATAAAATTAGCTCAAATCAGATTAGATGAACAAGAAATTGATTTAGAGAGTGCTTTAAAACAAATTCAAGAAGAAGAAAAGAAATTTCTTGATGGAATAACTGATAAGTACGGACAAGGAACTTTAAATCCTGAAACAGGTGTATTTACATCAACTGAAAATAAATCTGAATAATCAAAAAAAAATTATCGTTTGAGGTTTTTTTCATATATTTATATATGAATAATACTAATGCGCAAAATAGTATGTTTACCTCAAAAATTAAAAAGTTAACTTATTAGGAGAAATTCAATGGCCGAAAAAATTATAAGTCCCGGTGTATTTACAAATGAAATAGACCAGACTTTCTTACCCGCTGCTGTTGCTGACATTGGAGCTGCTCTTGTTGGACCAACCCTCAAAGGTCCTGCCGGAGTTCCAACTGTTGTAACCTCTTTTTCTGATTTCCAAGCAAAATTTGGAGATGCATTTAAAAGTGGTTCAACATCTGTTCAGTTTTTAACATCACATGCAGCCGAGGAATATTTAAAAAATTCAGACACACTAACTGTTGTCAGAGTTATGGATGGTACATTTGGACCTGCTACAGCTGATGTATCATCAGCCACCTCAACCGTAGGTGCGACAAAAGGTAGTGGTTCAGTAACCATAAATAACTTTGCAACAAGTTCAGAAAGCGAAATATCAATAAATGGTATTGATTTTATCGGTGTGACATCAGCATCACTATTTGATAATAGTAGTACTGAAAGATATGTTAATATTGGTTCAACTATTGATGAGTTTGGAGGAAATTTAAGAGATGTAATTAACGCTGCATCGTCTCTAACATTAGTGACAGCTTCATATGGTGCAGATACAAATAGACTTAATTTAACTGCTTCAAGTAATGGAACTAGTGGTAATGTTTCAATCGCTACTTCATCAGTAACTACTCATAATCCAGTATATGATTTAGGTGGTATAACAGCACTAGTTGGTGGAAGTGATACATCAACAAGTGGAACATCATTTCAATTAAAAACAATTGCTGATGGAACAATAATGAACAACGCTAGTTCAACTGCAACAACTAACAATATACTTCAAAGTGGTTCAAAACATAATGTAAGATATGAAGTTTCTAATGTAAATAATAAAAAAGGTACATTTACATTAATGGTTAGAGCTGGTAATGATAATTCAAAAAGAAAACAAGTTCTTGAAACATTTACTAATGTAAGTCTTGACCCAAATTCTAACAATTATGCTGGAAAAGTAATTGGTGACCAAAGACAAACCGTTAGAACAGATGGAACTACAAAATATCTTGAATTAAGTGGTTCATATCCAAACAAATCAAGGTTTGTAACTATTCACAGTATATTAGATACGATTGATTATTTAGATGAAAATGGAACTGTCAGAACAGCTTCCTCTAGTGGTTCATTACCAAGTGCTGGTAGTGGTTCATCTAATGGTGGATTTAGTGGAGCTACAGATGGAGTTGTTGGTTTTGATGCATTAGGTAATAATAATGGTAGTGTATCAAACCCAGTTAATTTCTATGAAAATATCTCAACACAAACACAAGGTTTTTCACCAACTGATTTAACAACCGCAGATGGTGGAGCAGGATATTCAGAAGCTCTTGACTTATTATCTAACCAAGATGAATTTGATATTAATTTATTACTACTTCCTGGTTTGATTCATAATGTTCATAGTGCTGTAACAAATAAAGCAATTGATGTTTGTGAAGACAGAGGTGATTGTTTTGCAATTATCGACCCTGTGATTTACGCTAAAAATCCTGCTGACGCTGTTACAGAAGCAGAAGCTGTTGATTCAAATTTCGCAGCTATGTATTATCCCTGGATTAAAGTTCCTGATTCACAAATCGCTGGAACTCAAAGATGGGTACCGCCTTCAGTAGTATTGGGTGGTATATACGCGTTCAATGATAAAGTTGCACACCCCTGGTTTGCTCCTGCTGGATTGAATCGTGGTGGAATTACAACTGCTATACAAGCTCAAAGAAAACTAACTCAAAGTGAAAGAGATACATTGTATGATTCAAATGTTAATCCAATCGCAACATTCCCAGGTCAGGGAGTTACTGTGTTTGGACAAAAAACATTACAGAAGAAAGCAAGTGCTTTAGATAGAATCAATGTAAGACGATTACTGATTAGAGTTAAGAAGTTCATAGCTTCTTCTTCAAGATTCCTTGTATTTGAACAAAATACATCGGCAACACGAAGAAGATTCTTAGGAATTGTTAATCCAT